TAATTGTATTGATGCTTTGGTCACAGCACAAATAAGGACGGTATCTTTGATACGAAGATGCCGTCCTTATTTTTATGCAAAATAGCCGAAAAACCCTGATAATCAGGGCTTTTTGGCTATTTTCATTTCTTCTGTGAGCCCGTATTTGGACTTCATTCTTTGAAAACGGTGTCGCACTTAAAGCATTTCACCAAACTAAATGCACACCCCCATTGTAAGGGGGGTGCATTTTGGAAGAGGGGGTGCAGATCCAGCGAGGGCGTAAGAAGGGTCTCCATTAGTGAATACCAGTATTGCATGCCGGATCTATGTTCTTACCGTCTTTGATACAAAAATAAAAAGTCTTCTCTTGCATCATAGGCCGAAAAAGGCTTGAAACAAGGGATTTCGAGGATTTTTCAACCTTCAGAAGCCTGTTCAGCTCCTTTTAGAGCGAATTTTCAAATAGTGTGAATAAATCACCGTTGATTTCAATGATATCGTCGACTGGAATTTTACTACCATCCCGCATCAAAACGATATGCTCATATTCATCAATCTTTTTTACGCATCCGCTGACTGTGACATATTCGCCGCCGGATTTCTTTTTGTCTGGCAGAAAGTATGTGATGGAGACTTTAGGCTGTTCGTCCAGCGTATCTTGTATTATGTTCAACCGCTCATTCAGAGCCGATTTGTCATACTCGTCAAGTTCGACCTTCTTGTCCGTTAGACGAGCAGTTTCGGCAACAGCGTCCTCATAGCCCGTCAATGCGGCAAACGGTGAAAACTGTGCCGCCCGGTCATAGGATGATATATGAGGATGGGTGGCAGACTGGTGGTGCGGCAGGTTAATTATGTCATCGTAAGGATTCGTCATGCCTTGTGACCTCCAATCTGCTTATTACGGGAAAGTGTCGTAGCACCTTCTTCGAGGTTCATGCCCTTTAGTACGGCGTTTTTTCCGTACTTCTTCTTTATCGTCAGCACCGCTTCCTGTATCCGCTTTTCACGAGCTAGTGCCGTTTCTTCCTCGGCACGTTTCTTCTGGATAGCTTCGTAATCGGTGAACAGGTCAAGCTGCTCAAAAGTGTCCGGTTCCTTGGCGCTATCTTCACTTACAAGGCGGCAAGCCGTGATATTGATGCGTCTCACAAGCAAATTCTTGTCTACGATGCGGTCGAACAGTTCCATGACCGCATTCATGATAAGCATGGTTGAGGACGTCTGTCGCTCGATATTCGCCGTGCCGTGGGCGTGTTTCGGTATCTTGCGACCGTAGTGGTCAGTCGTAACTTCACCGTGGTAGGCTCGGCTTATCTGCGGATTTGTAAGGTTTTCGATGTCATAGCCGATGGTCAAAACCATCTGGTCGGTCACAAGCCCTTTGTCCACCAAGTCCAGAACGAGAAGGTCGGTCATTTCACGCACAATTAGTTTTGCTTTGTCGAAGTCGTATGGGCATTGAAGCACCTGCCCGGAGCTTATGCTGTTCATGCTGGGCTTGTACGCTTTGATTTCGGCTATCGTACAAGGCTCCCAGCCCCATGCGTGGTCAATCAGCAGTTCCGCATTTATGCCGAACAGCTTGTAAAGCAAGTCCTCATTGTAACGCTCGCAAGGTTTGCCAAGAGAGCACCGCGCCACATCGCCCATCGTGTACATTCCATTTGCTTCGAGTTTCGTGGCATAGCCTTTGCCTACGCGCCAAAAATCCGTGAGCGGCTTATGCATCCAAAGAAACTGCCGGTAGCTCATTTCATCCAGTTCCGCGATGCGGACGCCATCTTTGTCGGGTGCGATGTGCTTCGCCTGAATATCCATAGCGATTTTGGCAAGATAGAGATTCGTACCAATTCCGGCTGTTGCCGTGACGCCGGTGGTTTTCAGAACATCCTGAATAAGCATCATTGTCATCTCACGCGGAGTGAGCTTATAGGTTCTCAAATAATCCGTGGCGTCGATGAAAACCTCGTCGATTGAATAAACATGGATGTCCTCCGGCGCGACGTATTTCAGATAAATGGTGTAAATTCGTGTGCTGTACTCCATGTAAAGTGCCATGCGCGGCGGTGCGGTGATATATGAAATCGACAGCTCCGGCGAGGTTTTCAGCACCGTGGTATCATGGGATTCACCGATGAATGTCCGATTCGGTGCTGTCCGCTGCCGCTGTGCATTTACTTCTTTGACTTTCTGTACGGCTTCAAACAATCTTGCCCGGCCTGGGATTCCATAGGATTTGAGCGACGGCGAAACAGCAAGGCAGATGGTCTTTTCGGTGCGGCTGGCGTCGGCAACCACGAGGTTTGTGGTCAATGGGTCAAGACCGCGCTCGACGCACTCCACAGAGGCATAAAAAGACTTCAGGTCGATTGCTATATATGTTCGATTCTCCTGAGCCATCATCTACGCCTCCAATGTTTTAATATTGCAGATCCATCCAATCCGGATGTCGTTTAAACATTTACCCTAATACTTGAAGAACTTCGATCCGGCAATTGAATATTTCTCACCAGATAGCAACCCCTTCTCTAAGGTTAAAAATCAGATTTGATGACTATTGTTGTGATTCTCAATCCAGCGCAGACGATATGGTCTATTATTGTTCGCTGAGGTTTCATACCACTGCGAACGTGACCCCATAAACCCATACAGGCACATGGTGGTACATAGACTTTTTAAGATGACCTTCATCACCGTTTCCTCGCGAGAACCGTAATTCAGACCGCTTTCGTGAAAAGCCACATCAACGGCGTAAGTGCGCAAAACACCGTTTTGTATGAACCGCCAACAGCATCGCACTCGCCCTGCTGGATGAGTTGTGATAACGAGGGGCTTTTCTTGTAAATCTTATATCCGTATTTGTCGCTGAAATGCCCGTCCATGATTTGCATTAGCACCGATAATTCATCTTCATGTTGGAGCTGCCACTGCGGAGATACTTTCCAGTTCGTTTGAACGACCTGACATTCCTTGGTGTGGCGAAGCCAAGAGTAAAAGAGGAATTCACCCATTTCGATTTTCATGCTCATTCCTCCTCGTGGCTTCATCTATCCAATTGCTGAACTCCCAGCGGAGCGGCGTGACATCAAGGCGCTTACGGATTTTCTTATTTTGCTACCGAATATTTACGATCCCCCGGCACTTCGGAAAATTCGAACAGCCATAGAATTCACTTCCGGCGTTTGGCCCTTTGGTAGCCTTGCGCCGTACCATAGGCGCTCCGCACTTTGGGCAGATAATCACGTCCGGATTACTTTCGACGTTTGGCCCGCATAGTTCGTCCACTGATGGATCTCCTTTAGATGTATCTGAATCAATTTTGTTGACCGGGATGCGGAATTTCTCTGTATAGTCTACTTTAGGCTGTTTATGGACGCTTATAAAAGATTGCGCCAAGTTTTCCATATCTTTTTCGCTGCATGACACAGAGTCAGGCTCGGCATCTACCTTCCGGATATACTCAGCCAGTTGATCTGCACGTATAACCTGATTACGTACTTCCTTCTTAGCAAACTTTGCATTGAGTACAGTTTTAGGGTTGGCCAATACAACAACCGAACGGTAGTTGTTATAAAAATTCTTCTCGAATGCGATCCGGAGTAATGCAATCCTTTCCGCACCGCGTATTTGCTTTATCATTTCAAGATGACGCCTGTTCTGCGTGATAGGGGAATAGATTCCTTCTTTTTTAGAGTGGCGGCCATAGGAGAATGTACGTATAAAATCGCCGTTACTGTTAATCTCTATATTGCCATACAAGTTTTTGCATTCAATCACGAACTGATGTTTCCGAGTAATAATCAGATAATCAATTTGTGCGGTAAGGCCTTCATATTCGTAGTATAAATCATGAAGCACATACATCGGAATATGGCTGTTTTCCAACTCAAAGCGAACTTGTTTTTCACCGACAATTCCAGCTTCAACCAGTCGTATTTCCTGTTCAATGGCATCAGCAATTTCACCAGAAGCCGTTTGCTTAAGTTCTATTAAAACTTCGAGTTGCCGTTCCGCTTCGCTATCATCCTTATAAAATATAGGACCCCTAATTTTATCAAATAGTCCCACTTCAATCATCTCCATTCTGCAAGACAGAACTGTCTCAACGTGGAACGATAGGCTCACCTCGATGTCTGGTATGTATTTTCGTTTTGCATGTTCGCAGGAACAGGTCGAGCAAGGTTCTTATGGGCGATTTCTGTTCGCGGGAACAGGTCAACTGTTTTTGACCATTCGCGGAAATAAGTCCATTTATGGTTTAAATCCTATGCCTCCCGCATGAACGGCTACGCCACAGCGCGGCAGAACGGCTGGATGAGCGCCAACGATATCCGCGAGCTTGAAAATCTCGACCGCATCCCGGCCGAACTCGGCGGCGATCTGTACCTCATTAACGGAGCTATGACCAAGCTGCAGGACGCGGGCGCGTTTGCAAATACGAAAGAAACGGAGGAAACAAACAAATGAAGAAATTCTGGAACTGGATAAAGGATGATGAATCCGGTGTCCGGACGCTCTACCTTGACGGCACGATCGCCGAGGAAAGCTGGTTCGATGATGATGTCACCCCAAAAGCGTTCAAAGCAGATTTGACCGTCGGAGAGGGTGACATTGTTATTTGGATTAACTCTCCCGGCGGCGACTGCGTGGCGGCAAGTCAGATCTACGCCATGCTCATGGACTACCGGGGTAATGTTACCGTCAAGATCGACGGTATCGCGGCTTCGGCGGCAAGCGTGATCGCTATGGCGGGAACAAAGGTGCTCATGGCGCCCACTGCCCTGATGATGGTGCATAACCCGCTGACTGTGGCCATCGGTGACAGTGAGGAGATGAAAAAAGCCATCGCTATGTTGGACGAGGTCAAGGAAAGCATTATCAACGCCTACGAAATCAAGACGGGCCAATCCCGCGCAAAGCTTGCCCACCTTATGGATGCGGAGACTTGGCTCAATGCAAATAAGGCCATCGAGCTGGGCTTTGCGGACGGCGTACTGGAGGATGAAAAGAAACGTGTACAGACCGAGGATATCACCTACGCTTTCAGTCGCCGGGCCGTCGCCAATTCTCTGCTGAACAAGCTGTATTCCAAGAAATCGCCTGAGAAAACAGGAGTACCCGTAGATGCCGCCAAAGCCACCCCTGCGGAATGGCTTCAGAAGCGGCTTTCTTTAATCTCTCACTAATTTGAAGGAGGAAAACACAATGAGTAAAATTCTGGAACTGCGCGAGAAGCGCACAAAGGCATGGGAAGCCGCAAAGGCTTTCCTTGATACCAAGCGCGGCTCGGACGGCCTTGTCTCCGCTGAGGACACCGTCATCTATGACAAAATGGAAGCCGAGGTCGTGGCGCTCGGCAAGGAAATCGACCGTCTGGAAAAGCAGGAGGCGCTCGATAGGGAGCTGGCCATGCCGTTGAACACTCCGCTCACGGGCAAGCCTGCCGTTCCCAGCACGGACACCAAGGTTGGCCGCGCAAGTGACAAATATATGTCTGCTTTCTGGGCACAGACCCGCTCCAAGGATGGCCTTACTCTTCCGGAGATCCGCGACGCCCTGCAGATCGGAGTCGACTCCGAAGGTGGCTACCTCTGCCCGGACGAGTTTGAGCGCACGCTGATACAGGCACTGAAAGCGGATGATATCGTCCGCGAACACGCCCATGTGTTTACCACTTCTTCCGGCTCTCATAAAATCCCCGTCGTCACCAGCAAGGGTACCGCCTCTTGGGTCGACGAGGAGGGCGCAATCCCTGAATCCGACGATGTCTTCGGTCAGCAGCTCATCGGCGCACACAAAGTCGCCACGCTCATTAAGGTCTCCGAGGAGCTTCTGAATGATTCCGCCTTTGAGCTAGAAAACTACTTCATCACCGAGTTTGCCCGCCGTATAGGCGATAAGGAAGAGGACGCTTTCCTCAATGGCAACGGTACCGGAAAGCCCACCGGCATTCTGGATGCCACTTCCGGCGCTCCCATTGGTGTAACTGCGGCAAGCTCCACCGCCATTACCGCCGATGAGATCATCAGCCTCTACTACTCCCTCGGCGCTCCCTACCGCAAGAACGCGATCTGGGTGCTTTCCGACGCGACAATCGCTGTAGTCCGTAAACTGAAGGACGGCAATGGCCAGTACCTGTGGCAGCCGGCTCTTCACGAGGGCCAGTTCGACACCCTGCTGGGCAAACAGATCTTCACGTCTCCTTATATGCCCTCGATAGCGGCTGGCAGCAAGCCCGTCTTGTTCGGCGACCTGAACTTCTACTGGATCGGCGACCGTCAGGGTATCACCTTCCGCAGGCTGAACGAGCGATATGCCGAGACTGGCCAGGTTGGTTTCCTCGCTTCCAAGCGTGTGGACGGTAAGCTGATTCTGCCCGAAGCCATTAAGGTCCTACAGCAGAAAGCGTAATGGAGGTGCGGTATGAGCTATAACGCGAAGAACTATACCGAACAGGGCGGCGAAAAAACCGTCATCGGCGGTACTTTGGAAATCAAGGAGGGAGCCTCGGTAACGGGGCTTCCTTCTCCTCAAGTCTCAGCAGCCAACGAAACCGCTCTTGGAGGCGTGAAAGCGGCCGCGAGAACCGAAACAGATACCGTCCCAGTAAAAATCGGCACTGACGGCAACCTCTATGTACCGGCTTACCCTGTGGTACCGGAAATACCTACGGCGGAAAATCAGCCGGCGAGCACGGCTGATGATATTCCGGGTCTGCTGGCCGATTTCAATGCGCTGCTTACAAAGCTAAAGACCGCCGGACTCATGGCAGCGGATGCTCAAGGATAACGAAAGGACGGTGACTATATGACGCTGCTTGAAAAAGTCAAAGCAAACCTCATTCTTGAGCACACGGCGGATGACGAACTTCTGCAGATGTACATCACCGCCGCCGTCAAATATGCCGAGAGCTACCAGCATCTGGCTGAAGATTACTATACCACCCATCAGATGCCGCCAACCACGGAACAAGCCGTCGTCATGCTGTCGTCCCACTTTTACGAGAGCCGGGACGGCAGCACCGGCGGTTTTTTTGCCGACAACGTGCAGGCCTCGCAACAGGTCTGGAATACGGTCAACCTGCTTCTGCGGCTCGACCGGGACTGGATGGTGTGAGCAATACAGATAAAAAATGGTCTTATGAGCGAAGCCACGCATCGTTGAAGCGTTCTCTGAATTCCTCGAGAACCTCTTCGAAGCGAGTAAACCCTTCTTGCCTCATTCGTTGGGCGAAGCCAATGCTACGCTCCGTACCAATAATTGCTGACCAAAAATATTGTACCATCCCTGCGGCATCACGTTGATTCATTCTGCCGATGGTAAGATTAACCCCGCTTTTTAATTCTTTTGATGCATTGGGAGAATTCAGAATGGGTTGAAAGACATGTTCATATAGAAAATTCATAAGTTCTTGTTCTTTAGTCATGATGTACCTTGTTTTCTGGCGTAGAGGAGTCAATCTCCTCAATGTGCTTTACTACTCTCATAGTGGCATTTTTACTCGGGTCATGGCGGTAGACAGAAGCCGACTGGAATTTTTTAGACTCCGCACTTTTGGGCAAGTTTTTCTGTTTGCAAACGACATATCCGAATGGCTCAAGAATGCACTTTATCATCAAGCCGACTGCTTGTTTGGTGAAATTATCATCAAATGATATGGAGGGGTTCTTGATGTCGAGCAAAATATCCTCAAGGTGTTTTGCCAACGGAGAAAGTGCGGGTTTTCCCGCATCGCTTGCTTCGACCATCTGGATTATACCATTGTCGCTGGAAAGAGACTCAAAGATGAGCATTGCATTCGCATTACCTAAAAATTTACTACAGTTGGGGTTTTGCGTGATAAAGTCGTTAAATGTGGCTTTCATTGTGTACACTCCTTTTCAGCTATTATTTTTTGCATAACTAAAATATCATAACTGAAATTGGATGTCAATAGCCACATGGAAAATATTTTTTGGGAAGGTGTGAGCATGAGTTTTGGTAAGATGAACACTTTCATCGACATCGTGAGTACCGTGAGCATGAAAGACGCGGAAGGCTTCGCCACAACCGTCGATACCGTGCTCGCATCTGTTCGGGCGTACCGGGAGGGGAGACACGGCTCGGAGCGCTGGGCAAACATGGCGGTGTTCTCCGAAGCGACGGATCTGTTCCGCTTCCGCGCCATTCCTAGCGTGACGGTCACCACCGCGATGATGCTTATCTGCGGAGAAGAGCGGTTTGATATCACCTCCGTGGAGAACGTGAAGGGGCATGGAATGTATATTGAGGTGCTCTCCAAGGAGATGAAGCCCGGTGGCTAAAGCAACATTCCAGATGCCGGAGGACTTCCTTCTGAAGCTCTCGCGGCTCGGAGAGAAAACAGACGAAATCATCCCCAAAGTACTGGAAGCGGGCGGCGAGGTTGTGGAAGCAAAAATAAAGTCCAACCTGCAGGCCGTTATCGGCAACGGCACAAAGGAAGAAAGCCGCTCCACGGGCGAACTGCTCTCGGCGCTCGGCGTTTCCTCCGCAAGACAGGATAAGGACGGAAATTTCAATGTAAAAGTCGGATTTTCAGAACCTCGTTCCGACGGAAAAAGCAACGCCATGATCGCGGGCGTTCTGGAATACGGAAAAAGCGGACAGACTCCTAAGCCTTTTCTGAAACCTGCTAAATCATCCAGTAAAAATGCCTGTGTTGACGCGATGATCGCGGCATTTGAAAAGGAAGTCGAAAACATATGAGCTTGCTTCAAGAACTGAGCGACCTCATCTCACCGATTCTACCCGTTGAGACAGGTGCTTTTTCAAAATCCGCCCCGGACCGATATGTTGTGATTACGCCCCTTGTGGATACCTTCGAACTGTATTCCGATAACAAACCAAAAAACGAAACACAGGAAGCCCGGCTTTCTCTTTTCGATAAAGGCAACTACACATCTGTAAAAAATCAAATTGTTAGCGCTCTGCTGAATGCGGAATTCACCATAACCGAACGCCGGTATATCGGACATGAGGACGATACAGGCTACCACCACTACGCCATCGATGTGGCGAAAAACTATGAACTGGAGGAATAACAAATGGCGACAATCGGACTTGATAAGCTGTATTACTCAAAAATAACGGAAGCCGTGGACGGTACTGAAACTTACAGCGCTCCCATTTCACTCGCCAAGGCAATGAAAGCGGATCTGTCGGTCGAGCTTGCGGAAGCGACGCTCTATGCGGACGACGGTCCCGCCGAGGTCGTAAAGGAATTTAAGAGCGGCACGCTCTCGCTGGGCATCGACGATATCGGAGTTACGGCCGCAGAGGACCTGACTGGCGCAAAGCTTGACGACAATCACGTTGTGGTGTCCGGCAGCGAGGATGGCGGGACTCCCGTCGCGGTAGGCTTCCGCGCCAAAAAGGCAAACGGAAAGTACCGCTATTTCTGGCTGTACAAAGTGAAATTTGGAATTCCGGCGACCAACCTCGCCACCAAGGGCGATAGCATCACCTTTTCCACTCCGACCATCGAAGGTACGGTGTTGCGTCGTAACAAGCTGGATGAAAACGGTAAGCATCCTTGGAAAGCCGAGGCCAACGAGGACGATACGGGCGTGCCGGCTTCCGTGATTACCGGATGGTACACGCAGGTCTACGAGCCTGTGTTTACAGCGCAGACCGGAGGTGAAGGCTGATGGCTGACGAAAGGGCCGCGAAGATTACGATCGGTGGCGTGGAGTATGAGATGCTCCTCACCACGAAAGCAACAAAAGAAATCGCGGGGCGTTACGGTGGGCTTTCCAACCTTGGTGAAAAGCTGATGAAAAGCGAGAACTTCGAGATGGCTCTTGACGAAATCGTATGGCTCATCACGTTGCTCGCCAACCAGTCGGTGCTGGTAAATAATCTAAATAATCCAGCAAATAAACGCGAGCTGCTCACGGAGGAAGCAGTTGAACTGCTTACCTCGCCGTTTGAGCTTGCGGACTATAAAAACGCCATCATGGACGCGATGTATAAAGGTACGAAGCGAAATGTGGAAAGCGAGGACGACAGCGTCACCGGAGGTGCCGCATCAAAAAACGCATCGGTCGGGTAAGCGACGAAGAGTTGTTTGCCCGGCTGATTTTTTATGGAACAACCCTGCTCGGTCGGCAGGAGTCCGAAGTATGGTTGATGCCGATTGGACATCTGCTCGACCAGTGGGAGGTGTATAAGCAATTTAACGGTTTGACAAAGCCGAAGAGAGAATTGTTTATCGATGAGATTGTTCCTGCTGGTGTATAGAAAGACCTCAAGGGCTTTACTTCTAGATAATACCGTGTTACTATCCCGATAAGCGCAAATTATATTGGCCAGGTTGTGCAAATTGACAGCCTGCGACCTTTCTCATCTCTCGACCTATAAAAGAGCGTTCTTGGATTCTATAACGAACTGAATGTCAAACTATTTTTGATGGGGTGTTGTAATGATGTTGGCAGACCGCGAAAACGAGATTTTTTATGAGTGGAAAGCAAAGATTCCTCAAGAACAACGAGAGAAATTTATACCTGACGGGATTGTCGATGAAAAGCGATGGAATGAAGCCAAAGTTAAAGTGCTGTACTTACTGAAAGAGGTAAACGGTGGTGCTGATTGGGATGAGAGAGCGTATTTAGCCGGATACAATACGATTCCGGAATTTATTAGCACACATTCCCCCTCCATAGATGCTTTAATTCTATGGACATACGGTTTAACGAGCGGCAACCCGGATGAACCGTGGTCTCAGGTTCTGTCAAACACAACAGAGAAGGTAGTACAAAGTGCTTTGTTATCAGAAATCGGCGTTGTCAATTTCAAAAAGATATCTGGATTTGGTGTGACTGACGTAAAAACCTTAGATGCATTTACCACGGAGTCATACAATCAAGAAATGCTTAGGAAGCAGTTGGCGCTTTATCATCCAGATATTGTGGTCTGCGGTGGGACGGCATATTACTTAGCTGCTCTTTATGGGGAAGACTTTGCAGCTAAAAAGTGGAACACTACAAACCGAGGCGTGCGATATGCAAAAAAGGGGAACACAACATATATAGACTTTTGTCATCCGCTTATTCGAGCACCCAAAAATATGATTTACTATAGCTTACTGGATGTGGTAAAAGAAATTGAAGTACTAAGATGAGCGCATGGCGTTAAATCCTTACCGCTAGAATGGGTGGAGAAGGTTGAATTAAAGGATTTCATTCCCCAAATAGCTAATTGCGTGTATGTTTACGTGAAACCTTTATCGCCTTTACATGGAGGACATAACCCATAGAAATAAAAAACTACCTAGGGACAATCTTCGGATTGCTCCTTTTTTATGTCCTTTTTTAGATTGGAGGTGAGCAAATGGCAGACAATTTCGGCCTGAAAATCGGTGTTGAGGGCGAAAAAGAGTTCAAGAAAGCCCTCGCGGACATTAACCAGTCCTTCAAGGTGCTCGGTTCGGAAATGAAGCTGACTGAGTCCGAATTCAGTAAGAACGAAAACAGCATTCAGTCTCTCACCGCCAAAAACGAGGTGCTGACCAAGCAGATCGACGCGCAAAAGGACAAAATTGAAACGCTTCGCAAAGCCCTAGAAAACGCCTCCAACTCCTTCGGCGAGAACGACCGCCGCACCCAGCAGTGGGCTGTTCAGCTAAACAACGCACAGGCGGAGCTCAATGGCATGGAGCGCGAACTGAAGGATAACGAAAAAGCTCTGGATGATGTGAACGGCAATTTTGACGACGCCGGGAAGCAAGCCGGACAATTCGGAGACGAACTTGAAAAAACAGGCAGGGAAGCCGATTCATCCGGCGGCAAGTTTGAAAAACTTGGTTCCATAGTCAAGGGGATCGGCGCGGCTATGGGCGTGGCCTTCGCGGCTATCGGCACGGCGGCTGTCACGGTAGGAAAAGCGCTTGTAGATATGACTGTGGAAGCGGCCGCCTATGCCGACGATATGCTCACACAATCCGCTATCACGGGCATGAGCGTGGAGAGTTTGCAGGCGTATTCCTACGCCGCCGACCTCGTGGATGTGTCTCTGGACACGCTTACAGGATCGATGGCAAAGAACGTCAAGTCCATGTCGAACGCCGCCCAGGGATCCGCAAAATATGCGGACGCATACGCCAAGCTCGGTGTATCAGTCACAAACGCGGACGGTTCTCTCCGGGACAGCGAGCAAGTGTACTGGGATTGTATAGACGCCCTCGGAGGCATTTCCAATGAAACCGAGAGGGACGCCCTCGCCATGCAGCTGTTCGGCAAAAGCGCTCGGGATTTGAACCCGCTGATCGCCCAGGGCAGCGAGGGTATCGCCGCTCTGACCGATGAGGCCAAACGCATGGGCGCGGTGCTCAGCGAGGAGAGCATCGAAAAGCTTGGAGCGTTTGACGATTCCGTGCAGCGATTAAAGCAAGGCTCGGAAGCCGCTAAGCGCGTGATGGGAACGGTTTTGCTCCCGCAGCTGCAGACCCTTGCCGACGACGGCGTAACGCTGCTCGGAGACTTCACCTCCGGCTTGGTGGGTGCTGGGGACGACTTCGATAAAATAAGCGAGGTCATTGGTGACGCGGTCGGCGGCCTTGCCGATATGATTATGGAGCATCTGCCTAAAATCATTCAGATCGGCATGGACATCGTCATGGCAATCGGCAGCGCCATCATCGAAAATCTGCCTACCATCGTTGAGTGCGCTTCCTCTATAGTTTATCGGGCTGTCGCCGCTTGTATAAAGAGTGAACGACTCTTTGTTGGCGTCGGGCATATAAATAAATGTGCGGGTTTTAAGGTCGAAAAGCGCCGGCATAATTGGATGCTCGTTTGTTAC